AAGTCGATAAAGCTATCGTCCATTCCTGGGTATTTTGGCGTTGTCATGCGGATAATTGCCGCCGTATCCACGCTGAAAGTGTCACCCGGCAGTACTTCATCCACGTAAAACGGGATAAGTTTGCCTGCATCGAACGTGGTCAAGATTGTCTGGTCTCTATTGAATCGTGTTCGGCTTGCTTTCATCTGCGGAATTTGGTTAAAATGCCGCTCGTTATTCCTGTTCATTCTTCTGTTCTCCTTCCTTTGGTGTTTCTTCTGGTTCTTTCTTCTGCATCTCTTGCAGTGCAATTGCGTTTGCTTGTGCTGTTGCAATCATTTGATGATACTCGTGAATGTTTTGCGGCCATTCCGTGATATCTACCTCTGTTCCGTCCAACGCTCCCTGTGAAAGGCTTTGCATAAACTGCGGGTCAAAGCTTGCTTTTCTGACGATATTTTTAATATCACATTCATCCGCATAGCTTTCAATTTCTGCTTGGATATCGATACTTTCAGTTTCCTGCAGATACTCTTTGTTTTCTTTATTTTTTGCCCATACGTACTGTTTACGCAGTGTTTCTCCTGATGCAGAGAAGAGGGGCTTTCGCCCCTCTTCGTATCTCTTATTCATCCTCTTTGCCCTCCCATGCTTTATCGTTCATGTTTCGGAATTCGCCGGTTTCGTCTTCAAACTCTGCCAGCTTATAGCCCACATAGTCGTTCGGGGACTGACCAATAAATGTGCTTTTGTCTTTCTGCATCACGTTGCACATTCGTGCAAACGTGTTGTTGTTTTTGCTTTCGCCTACCCATGCGTAACATTTTGCAACTTTGTCGTAGACACCATAGTAACTGTGAAGCATATTTTTTCCTTTCTTTTAGAGTCGAATTCCGCCGCGCATTGGCTTCTGACTCAGGTTGATACTTTTCGTTTTTCGTGCGGTTACGTTGAACATGCGTTTATCCTTGCTGCCACGCATGACTTTACGATGTCGTCCCATTGTAAAATCCTCTTCTTATTAGCTCTAGTTCGATGGCGTTGGCAAAACTTTTGCATTGCCAAATTTCATCTATCATCTTTTTTGCGGTCTCTATCTTGCTGATTTTTCGGAGAAGCTTGTAATCGTTCTCGATTTCTTTGTATTTCTTTTCAAGCAGTTCAGCTAAGTCCTTCTCGGTCTGGTCTCTGACGTTCCATGATTTGGTAATCATTTTTGTTTACTCCTTTTCGTTCGGCTGGTCGTGCAGGGCATGATAAATCTCGTCCAGCTTTTCCAAAATCCGCATCATAATTTCGATTGCCTTTTTCACGTCTTTAATGGAAATTAGTGCCATTTTTACACCCCCTTTCTGTATTTTGTGTTTCGTGTATCAAAATGCACCCAGTTGTCGTATACGATTATGCCACAACTGTTTGGTGCGATTTTGTCTAGTACTTTTGCTAGTTCTTTTGGCTTTACGCCGTTTGCTCTGATGTCTGCCGCCATTCCTCTTGTATGGTAGCTGTATTTTGCCCCTCCTACTTTCTTGTTGTGGCTTATTGTGCGGTATCCGCTTGTGATTATGATTGGTTTTTTGATTGTTTTCCTTGCGATTTCTAGAATGACTGCTAAATATTCGTCAACGAATACAATTGGTGTTCCGTCTTTGCATGCAAATTCTTTTACTTTGAAGTGGTCTGCAATGTTTTTGTTTCCTTCTGTTTCTACTACATATGCTTTGATTTCCATTTTTTGCCGCTCCTTTTTTTTAGTATTGTATAATTTTCTGTTCGCTTTGTCAAGGTTTTTTGTAAAAAAAATTTTGGCAAAGCAAACAGATGCCCGCGGCAGGCGTTTTCAACATTTTTCACATAGTTTTCAACATTTCCACATTGTTAAACTTTATCACAACAGAGTGTTTTAACAATTCAACAAGTTTTCAATAAATCTTTCAACGCTTGTTTTTGCTATTTTCTAACGTTTTAACGTTCAAAATTATCTGTTTTTAACTTTTCAACGTACTCTACTACTACGGCTATAACAAGTTATATAATAATACGCGTGCGCATGTGCGCGCGTCTACGCGTGCGCATGTGCGCGCGATACATTAGCATCTATCGATAGCGACAGCCCCATGAGCTGGGGCGCTGTCGCAAGGGGGAGACCTTTGGTCTCCCCCTTGCTAAACTAACTAGAGTGTAATGTGATATTTTTAACTCATTTTTCGGTGTCTCTTTGAGAAACCAAACGGAAGAGAAAGCCCAGTACCTTACTTGATAGGTACTGGGCTAAGTGACACCAATTATAGAATTCCACGTTTTTTCGTTTGTTTTTTAGTGACACGCTCCTTTGTTTCTAGCTGTGTTTTGTAGTCTTTGCCTTCCAGCTGTAGCCTTTTTTGCTCGATTGCCTTTCTTTGCCTGTTCTGCTTGATTCTCCAAAGCCTTTCAGGGTTTTCTTTTTCCATCATTTTTTCATAGTACCTCGGTATTTGTGCTTTCTTTCCGTTGGTACATTGAATGTATCCTTGTTTCCAGATTTCTTCTTTGTGCTCCTGATAGTAGGTATCTCCTAGTCCTGGTTTAAGTGACATGCACGCGAATGGCTTTTGCTGCCCCAGCTCATAGTATGCATTTGCTTTCTGGCCGTTAATTTCGTACATTTTTTTTGTCACGTATCCTGCAACATATCTATATGTTGCAGGCACAGCTTGCGCTATTTGAATTTGACCGTTTCCCCATAGTTTTTGCATCCATTCACTCGTGTAATATCCGTTGTGGTGAATTTTGTACAGCTGTTTCAGGTCTGTTGGCTCCCATCCGTATAGTATCATATGGTAGTGCGGCCTTGCCGTTTGCTCTCCATATTCTCCCGCACAGAAGAATCTTAATTTTGCTTTGTATGCTCTTCTGAGCCTTTTTAAAAATTTTTGTACATCTGTGTATAGTAGTGTTTGCACACTTTCCGGTGATTTTTTCCCCGGTTTCCATACATATTGTACTTTTCTCATGATTTCGCCCGTTTTAAGTATCATTCCCGGTACATGGTCATCATCATATGTTAATGTGATAAACCATACCTGTTCTTTGGGCCATTGTCTGGCCTCAAGTTCTATTCTTGTTGTCCAGTCCTCTCTTTGCTGAATTCTGCATCCGATGCATTGCCCACAAGGTATTAACATAATCTTTGGTTCATACAACAAATCTTCATATCTTAATTTTTTGCCCACTCTTTCAGAAAAGCGGGCAAGTGAATACACCTGCCCGCTAATTTCTCTGTTTTCTGGGCTGTATATCCGTATTAACGGTTTATAGCAGCTCACTTTAAATAATCACCCGGCTTTCTTTTTTGTCCGTAGCTTCCTGTTTTGTCTTGCATGGCTACTGCGTTCTTTTTTGCACCACCAAAGTTTTGTGCTGTTACTCCTCCGTGCTCGTTTTTTCCGGATGTTCTTTTGCCTGTGTTTACACCTTCTTCGATTGCATTTCCTGCTTTTTCTCCGATTTCAGATAGTGTTTTTTGCAATCCAAGTGGCGTCATTCCTGTACTGCTTAACATCTGGTTCCAGCTTTGCGCGGCGTTGTACCAATCACTTTGTGACCAACTTTCACTGCTGTACGAGTTTGGCACAAAGCCACTTGACCTGCTTACTCCTAGTGCGCTTGACGATGGCGCTCCCATGCTTGCGCCTGATATCGTTCCTGCGCTACCTCCCGGCGTGCTTGCGCCGCCGTTCTGGAATGCCAATATAGGATTAAGGCCTGCTTCTTTCATGTCCGCAACTGCCCTCTGATAGGCTGTATTTGACATGTGTTCTTGCCATTCCCGATTTTTCATTGCTTCTGTTGAGTTAAAGTTCATTGCCACACTGTTTTCAATGTGGTTATATACGCCTTGCATGATGGCTCCCAAGGTGTTATAGCCCATTTGCTGTAGCATTGACCTTTGGTTAAATTGGCTCTGTCGTGTTCCTTCTGTGTTCTGGTATTGGTATGCTCCTTTCAAATACTCCATTATCTGTGCGTCGTTTGTTCCGGAATTGCTCATGCTTTGGCTTTTTCCACCGCCTTGCTGTGTGCTTCCGCCTTGGCTTTGGCTTTGACCTACTTGTCCCCATGCACCAAATGCATTTCCTAGTGAACCTACTGCGTTTGCTACTGTTCCAACCGTTCCTGCGATATTTCCAATTGTTCCTAGTGCTCCTAAAAGTGAAAATGCCATTTTTTAAAATAGCCGGGATTTCTCCCGGCTTCCTCCTTTCTTATAATTTGTACAGCCCGGGCACGCTGTAAAGCGGCATCCGGCGAGTTGTCTTGTTTGCTACGCGAATCGCTCCAAAGAATTGTGGCTCGTCCTCTACAATTAGCGTTCTTGCAATTTCCGCTTTTCCTTCTGCCATCCACTCTTGCGACAGTGTAGGAACTGCGGCATAGTTGTCTGCATAGTGCCAAAAATCGAGTGTTCCCGTTGCGTTGCTTCGCATTAAACCGCTTACACGGTTCGGCTTCATTCGGTAATCTGCCCATGCTTCTTGATAGCCAAAGGTTTCATCATCGGTTGCATTGCCGGTGAGCATGATTTCTTTCTTTTTTACTGGCTGTTCGCCAAGATTTGCGAACTGCGGCACGTAGTAGTCCAGCCTGTCTTTTCGGCTCCAAAAACGTTCAAGGCCCTGCTGATAGCTTCTATTGTGTCTTACACAACATACGCCAATTACAAAGCCGTGCTCTTCAAAACTCTTTGTGAAAGAACTCTCATTGATGGGCGTTACTGACATTGCTCCGGTTTCACCAATAGGCGTGTCGCTGGTTGTCTGCTGGCCACTTGTTTGTACAATCTGGTTAATGTTCACGTGATAGCGTCCACCGCCCAGATATTCAGGTACCTGTACCGTTTTATCTGAGATGATAACGTCCCAGATTGCCTGTACCTGCTCTCTGTACCTGGAACCGCCACGTGCCAGCGCCTCGTAGTACTGCTGCACACTGATTGCCTGCCGCAACTGGTTGACTGTTGCTGATGTTGCATTGTCCAGTCTTGCTTCCATCGGAACCCACGTTGAAACTCCGTTCGCGTCTTTACCAAGCAGCACTCTTGCTTTTCCGTTATTTTCGTTTCTTGTGGGTGCTCCTAGTGTATTTCCGCTTGCCGGTACGAGATGCGATGCACCGTTGCTGGTCATGATTCCATAATTCTGCAGTTCGTCTACTGAAAAGCTCCATTCTACTCTTGCATTTCCAGTTAGTGGTAGTGTTACGTTTGGCCCTCTTTGTGGATACGGTAAACAGCTTGTAAAATAGTCGTGAAACTTGTTTACCGGTAGCGGCCTACTGCCTGTTACTGCTTCAAGTAATGTTACTGCCATTTTTTCTTCGCCTGGAATGTCACTCATTGTATAGTCTACATCTTCATCATCTGTTTTGATTGTCGCTGCGTTTCCTACGTTTTCATCTCTGAAAAATTCGTTCCAGATTTTAACGTATGCTCTGACGGGCAGTGCGTTGATGCTGAACGGTTTCTTCACTTTTGTGGGTACTCCCATATAGTCCAGTATTGTTTTTTCGTTTGGCATTGGGAACGTTTCATTTCCTTTGATTTTGATTTGCGGTACAGCGTACGTTTTTGTAGGCATCCACGGCGTTTCCTCTACTTCGCCCATAAAGTGTTTGAAGTTGTCCCATAAAATTCGGTTTGGACAGAAGAAATAGTAAAAGTCGATAAAGCTATAGTCCATTAC